GATAAACGTTGGAATGACAACAAGAAGTGCGTCGAAGATATACCGAAGCGTAAATTCAAAAATGGAGACAAGGTTACGCTCAAAAGTGGTTGCACAAGTAATCCGGGCCTAGCCTATTATTCGCTATTTGACGAGTATATTGGAAAGGAATTAATAGTCATTGATTATACCGAAAGTGGAAATGTAAAATGCAATAACAGTCTTCGTTTTGCCGAGGACTGGCTCGAACCGTGGAGCGATGAGCCAAAAGTCGGGGATCGGGTAATCGCTTGGGATAATAGAAATACACCAATTATTGGAGTATTGGACAAGATTAATAAAGATGATAGTATATATCCATATCAGGTAGGTGGAATTAATTGGAACCACGCCGTCAAATGGGATGGAACAGTCGATCATCTCCAAAAAATCCGTTCCGGCAAAGTTTAAACAGATAAGGTGATGTTTTTAAACAGAGGGTAAGGGGTGGGCTAAAAGATATGATACTAAACTTGAACATCGAATTGGATCGGGAAAAATTTAAAACCCGATCCGATTTTTTATTAGAGAAACGAAAGGTTGTGGAGCTGACGGAGAAGACGGGTAGGACACTCAATCAGAATTCCTATTTGCACCTTCTGTTGACAATACTTGCAATGGATATAGGTGAAAGCGTGGAATATGTAAAGCAGTATATATTCAAGCAACACGTTAATACTGAATTATTCGTAAGAGAGAAGATCGACAGGATAATAGGGAAGGTTGAAATTTTGCGGTCAAGTGCGGACCTGACAAAAGAGGAAATGACTACCGCAATTGAAAGGTTTAAATTCTTCGCTAAAACAGAGCTTGGCATTTATTTGCCGGATGCCTTGAGCGAACATGACCAGTTGGAATTATTACGACAAATTGATAGACAGAAAAACTACTTATGACAGAAACAGCACTTGACACTCAGATAGGTGGCAATCATTATAAAACCTTCGAGATACAACCGATTGAGTTCATACATAAAAACAACTTATCATACATACAGGGCAATGTAATCAAATATGTATGCAGATACAGGGATAAGAACGGAATCGAAGATTTGAAAAAAGCGAGACATTATATTGATATGCTAATTGAATTTGAAAAATAAATACACAAAAATCATGATAAAAACAAGTATAGAGGAATTGGTAGAACCGATAGGTTTTGATATAGGAAACAGAGACAATGCTGTTCAGGGAAAACTATTGAATGGCTTTTGCAGGGGATTGTATAACAGCATTCCGAACAAACTCGATAGAGAAAGGCAATACTCTTACATAGTTGACAAATTAGATTCCAAAGCGATTGGCGTTTTGAGCGAAATAACCGAATTTATCAAACTAAGGCAATCCGGATTATGAGCTACAAACGAAAAGCAAAGGTTAAGGACGATTTAAGCAAGAACCCAGATAAGGTAGATAGGTCGATAGGAAGAATGTATCTGGATCAGGGGAAAGTAAAATATTTGAAGAAATGACATACGAGGAGTTTTTGAGGACAAAGCAAATCGAACACATAAACAGCGGATTTGATATTGATGAAAACGATATGAATAAAATGCTGTTTCCGTTTCAGAAGTTTTGTGTAAAAAAGGCGTTGAAAGCGGGAAAGTATGCGCTATTCGCAGACACCGGGCTGGGTAAAACAGTTATGCAGCTTGAATGGTCGCAAAAAGTATTAGAAAATGAAAATAAGCCAGTTTTGATACTTGCGCCGTTGGCTGTTGTGGGGCAAACAATAAACGAGGGGTTGAAATTCGGATATAATGTTTCTGAAATTGAAGCGGAAACATCCGGGAATGGCATCTACATAACCAATTACGAAAATCTGGACAACTTAAATCCTTTTGAGTTCTGCGGAATCGTATTGGATGAATCCTCAATACTGAAAAATTTCGACGGAAAGACAAAGCAGAAGCTGATAGATGTATTTGTGGACACACCTTATAAACTAGCCTGTACTGCAACACCATCACCAAATGACGTAATGGAATTGTGCAACCATGCAGAGTTCTTAGACGTGATGAGTAGGAATGAGATGTTAGCGATGTACTTCGTGCATGATGGAGGGGAAACGACCAAATGGAGGCTGAAAGGGCATTCGGAAAGAGTGTTCTGGGATTTTGTCAGTTCATGGGCTTTAATGATAACAACTCCGTCCGATATTGGTTTTTCAGATGATGGGTATATTCTTCCACCTCTAAACGTGGAGGAGGTTTTCATTGAAACGCCGCAAAGAGAGTATCAGTTATTCAATGATTTGGCTATAAGCGCAACGGATTTTCACAAAGAATTAAGGAATACGGTTGAATATAGATTGGATAAGGCGATCGAGATAGCCAACTCTTCGGATGAATCTTTCATTATCTGGATAGGACACGACAAAGAGGGTGCGTATTTAAGAAAACATATACCGGACGCCATAGAGGTTAAGGGTTCGGATAAAAGAGAGTACAAGAAAGAAATGCTACTTGGTTTTGCCAATGGTAAATTCAGGGTGCTGATCACAAAATTAAAGATTGGTGCAATGGGGTTGAATTATCAAAACTGCCACAACCAGATATTTGCAAGTCTTGATTTTTCCTTTGAAAAGACCTATCAGGGAATGAGAAGATCATACAGGTTCGGGCAGCAGCACCAGGTTAATTGCTACTTGATTGTAACGGACACGATGCAGAGCGTAAGGCAAAGTATAATGGACAAACAAAGACAGTTTAAAACGATGCAGCTTGAAATGAGCCGGGCAACCAACAGGAACATAAAAACAGAGAAAAAATTAAAATTATCAACTAAAACAGAGAAAATAGAATTACCATCATGGATACATACATTTCAGAGAAAGCAGCCTTATACCACGGAGATTGCGTAAGGTTAATAAAGCAGATTCCCGACGAAACGATAGGATTTTCAATTTTCAGTCCGCCATTTTCAGAACTTTACGTTTATTCCGACGAGCTGGAAGATATGGGGAATTCAAAGGATTACGACGAGTTCTTCACCGCTTTTAATTTCTTGGTTAAAGAGCTTTACAGGGTGATGTGGAGCGGCAGAAATGTTGCGGTTCACTGCATGGATTTGCCTATTCAGAAAGGCAAAGAGGGATATATTGGATTGAGGGATTTTTCAGGCATGATTTTAAAATCATTTGAAGATGCTGGATTCATTTATCATTCGAGAGTGACAATTTGGAAAAACCCGGTAACCGAAATGCAAAGAACTAAAGCACTTGGGTTACTACACAAGCAGCTCAAAAAGGATGCCTCAATGAGCCGTGTTGGTATTCCTGACTACCTGATGGTATTTAGGAAGGATGGGGAACACCAAAATCCGGTTCATTGCGATATAAACGTGGATACGTGGCAGAAGTGGGCATCCCCCGTATGGTATGATATTAACTACTCAAACACTCTTAACAAAATGAATGCACGGTCTGAAAAAGACGAGAAACACATATGCCCGCTACAGCTTGATACTATTGAAAGGGCAATTGCGTTGTGGAGCAATAAGGGAGACACCGTATTAACACCATTCATGGGTATCGGTTCAGAGGTTTACCAATCAATCAAAATGGATAGGCTTGGCATTGGGTTCGAGCTAAAGAAGTCTTATTTCGACGAAGCGGTAAAAAACATAAAAATAATGGAAGTTGAGAAAACTCAAAAGACACTATTTTAATGACACCCCTCGAAGCGATAACAAAAATAATCGACGATAAGAAGGAGCGCAGAACATACCCGTTTTGCGCTCTTATTTCGGATGTGAGGCCACTTTGTAATATTTCCGATGCGGAGTTCACGAAAGAGATTGAACGGCTTAAAACGGCTGGAAATATAGTAGAAAAGCAAACGATTGATTCAGTAAGTTATTATTTGGATGGAAAAACTTGATAAAATTTTCAGCGAGTACGTGAGACTTCGTGATGCAAACGCAAACGGATATGTTCATTGTTACTGTTGCGGGTATCCTATACACTGGACTAACGCACAGGCGATGCACTTCATGAACAGGCGACATTTGGGAACGAGGTTCAACGAAGAAAACGTAAATGCAGGGTGCCCGCCGTGTAACATGTATAAGAACGGCAATCTGGAGGCTTATGAGGCACATTTGATTCGTGAATATGGTGATAGCATCATCGAGAAACTAACGATGCTTAAAAACGCTGTAATGAAGTTTGCGCCGTATGAGATCAAAGAGATGACGGAACATTACAAAAGGGAAGTTAAACGGTTGAAAAAGGAGAAAGGGTTATGACCAAATACAACAACTCGAAATATAACGGATACGATTCGAAGAAAGAAGCAAGAAGAGCTACAGAATTAAAACTGCTCGAAAAAGCGGGAGAGATACGATCATTGCATGAACAGGTAACATACGAATTGATTCCGGCACAATACAGGGTGGTTGGCGGCAAAAGGAGGTGTGTCGAAAGGTCGATGAAATACATTGCTGATTTTCAATATGTGGACAAATCTGGCAATACGGTTGTGGAGGATGCAAAAGGTTTTAGGACGGAAGTTTACAGGATAAAAAAGAAGCTGATGCTATACTTTTACGACATACAGATAAAAGAGGTATAGACATGGATGATTCGAGGGCTGGAAAGATTCAACATATATCAGAAGTGATGGATATTGTATTAAGCAAACTAAACGGAAAACATGGAAGGATGGATAATGCTTCACCGAAAAATAAGAAGCCATTGGATTTGGGAAGACCCTGTAAAGTTAAGATGGTGGATTGATATGATTTTAGAGGCCAACCATGCCGATGGAACAGTCAATATCGGGATGCAATTGATTGAGTGTAAAAGAGGACAAAGTATAAGAAGTTTACAGGGGTGGTCGAAGCGGTGGGGAGTATCGAAAAGCACGGTAAGAAGTTTTTTCGACCTGCTCAAAAATGATTCAATGTTACGCACGGAAAACATCACGGTTACCACACGGATAACTATCTTAAATTATGATGATTACCAGACTTTACCGCACGCAACGCAAACGCAACGCAAACGCAAGCCGAACGCAACGCAAACGCAAGCCGACCCAAACAATAATGATAATAATGATAATAATGATAATAATATAGGTACAAGCGAAAAATCTGAAAAAGAAAAAGAGTTCGACCGATTCAACGAATGGATAGATAAAAACATTCCATACCTGAGAAAAATAAGAGATCAGATAACTCTTGACGAATATAAAAGATTAACCGAAAAATACAACGGGGAGCAAATTCGCAAAATATTAACTGATATGTCAAATTATAAGGATTCACCAAAAAGGTATGTGTCCGTAAACCTTACATTCCAAAACTGGGCAAAAAAAGAATATGGATAAAATACTACCTCACAATTTAGACAGCGAAAAGATAGTGATCGGTTCGATACTTTCAGATACAAATGCCTATTCAGAAGTTTCACCGATACTCACACCGGAGATGTTTTACGATCCGTTTCACAAGGATTTATACGAAACCATCACTTCGTTGAGCAAAAGAGGAAAAGCACCCGATATAGTGATGTTGAGCGAAAAGTACGTAGGCTCATCGGATGCTATTATGAAGATAGCCGACATATCGAGCCATTTTTCAATCGATTATTACGATCACGCCTTAAACATTCAGGACAAGTTTGTAAGAAGAAGGTTGTGGTTGTTAGGTCAACAGGTATCCGCGGACATATTCGGCTCAAAGGATACAGGGGATATACTTTATAGCTTACAGGGCGAATTGTCAGGGGTTACACATGACGTTTCCAAATCGGAAGTATTGAGACTAAGCGATGCGATTAACGACGTTTACAAGCAGATAGAATGCAACCTTAAAGGTGATTCGCTAACAGGAACTGATACCGGATTTTCAGAGATAAACAAGGCTTCGGGGGGATTGCAGAAAAGTGACCTGATAATAGTAGCAGGCGAAACATCATCAGGAAAGACGAGTTTAAGTTTGGCCATAACGGATAGTGCTGCAAAATCAGGCGAGGCGGTGGCCATCTATTCAATGGAGATGACATCACGGCAGTTAGCCGCAAGACTTTTGTCAATGAATACCGGAGTTCCATCAAACCAGATACTTTATTCACGTCTTGACTCGGACTATTTAAGGATTCTTGATGAAGGTGTGAACCGGATAAACGGAATGCCTATTTACTTTGACGACAGCTCCACATCAAACATTGATAAGATAATAGCTTCCATCAGGAGCATGAAACAGAAGTACGACATATCCGGTGCAGTTATAGACTATTTGCAGATTCTCAACGTAAACCAGAAGTCTCAAAACAAGGAGCAGGCTATGGGAGACGTTGCGAGACGATTAAAAAACCTTGCAAAAGAGTTGGATATATGGGTTATTGCTATTTCACAACTTAACAGGGATAGCCAAAATCCTATACCCAACTTGAACAGACTAAGGGATTCAGGACAGATAGCAGAAGCAGCAGACGTAGTTATGTTCGTTTACAGGCCCGAAGTTTACGGAAAGTTCTACCCTGAGCCGTTCGCCAATGCTTCGACAAACGGAACGGCAATGATAGACATTGCAAAGGGGAGGAACATAGGGTTATTGAAGTTTATTTGCGGATTCGATGCAAAGACAACGAGATTTTACGAAACAACAGATAATTATGCACCAATCGATGAAACACCATTTTAGTGTAAATAAATATTCGGAGATTTTAGGAGTTGACTTGACAAGAAAAACAAGGAAACAGGAGTACACGTATGCGAGATTTGCCGTGTACTATTATTTGAGGGAAAAAGGATGGGGGCTGAAAAAGATAACGGACTACTTCGGCTATAAAAGCCACAGTTCGATATGTAACGGAATAAACCAGATGAGAGACAAGCTCTCATACGGCGATAAGCTGGCAGTCGATTATTACAATATGATAAAAGACGATGAATATAAGGTGGTGACAACGATTAACGGAATAGCGATATGAGGATATTCACGGAGCGACTTGAGTATTGGCGGTTCATCCAGAGCGTCGAATACGACATCAGGATAACGAAAGATAAGGAGATTTGGAGCAAGAACGAATTGATTGCAAAATTTAAACCGAAAAAGAAATGAAAGAATTGCAGATTACAGAAGCGAACGCACGGCGGTTCAATCCTGACGATTATGAGTGCTTGGCTGGTGTTTGTCCCGATCTCTCGGATGAGGAGCACTGCGAAAATTGCTCGCTAAAAAGATTAAAAAAAATGAAAGAAGAAAAATTAGGGCAAGAGCCAGCGTTTCCTGCGACGCTAAATCAAGTGGTTGAACAGACAACCTATAATTTTAAGGATGAAAATGGAAATGGGCGGATAGGACATTATAACAATTATGCAGACATATCTTATCAAGGTGTATCAAAACGATTTTACGCAGCGTGTGCAGCGATGCAGGGGATGTTAGCGCATTCAACGAGGTATCATTGCAGGCCAAAGGATTCACATTTGACGTGGAAACAAGGAATGATAAAAGAAGCCTACGAGCTTGCCGATGAACTATTAAGACAGGAGGAGTTATGAAAGAATTTAAGGGAACAAAGGGAGAATGGAAATTAAACAGACAATATTCAGATGAACATGGAAAGATATTGTTCATAACTATTGTCGATGAAGACAATAAAATTGTTGCAGAAGCAAAAGGACACGAGGTGGTAAATGCCGAGTGCATGGCAAATGCTCAACTTATTAAAACAGCGACTGGACTTCTTAAAGCGTTGCAGGAATTAGTTTTACAAGTTAAAACATACTCAAAAGGCCATTCTGATACAACTGAATATTTTAAAAGTGAAATTGAACAAGCGGAAAAAGCAATCAATAAAGCACTTGGATTATGACAGTAGAAGAAAACAACATCACGGATAACATTATCCTAAAGTTTATAGCAAAAGAGATTGAAGAGAAATACAACTGCAAGGTAGTAGGAATACGGTTTGCACAATTGATAAGCCTTTGCGTTGATTTTAAAATTCAATTCAATGATGATTTTTTATATAAACCGTTCGAGGATTTGCCAAAACCTGAAATGATATGGTTTTCCGAAAGGACCGCATCTTTTTACAGACGGGTAGATTTATTCGATTGTGTTAAAAATAAAACGATAAATAATTGATGAGTGAGATGTGATAACACTAACAAAAATAATTGATAGATTCGTATATGTAGACAGGGAAAAGTGCGAATCAAGAGTTAATGAATACACGATAGACTACAGTGGTCTATCCGACGAGGATAAAATGATATTGTTTGTATTTACGCGGAGCAAAGTCGACTATATAACGACAAAGAAAGCGATTTCGAAAGAGTTTGGATGGTCGATTTACAAGGTTGAACAGACTTTCAAAAAATTGGAAGGCATTATGTTCGTAGCTACCGCTATTCACGACAACGGTGGTTATGCTGGCAAGGGTTATTGCGTTGAGATAAAATAATTATATTAAAACAGGACAAAAAAAATGAAAACAGAAGCTGATAAGTTAAGAAACAGTATTCAGTACGGTCTTGGGGTAATTGATTCTGGTAGTGGAGAATTTAAAGAGCTATCGGATAAAATAGACGAGCTTTTTGAATTATCCTATTTAGAAGGTCAATCCTCCCCCAAAATCAAGCAGTTGGAGTGGATGGAAACTTCTTCCCGTTATTTTGCAGGATCACCCGTAGGAGATTATACAATCTTACGTGTTTACAATTTCGATGAAAAGGAATTATGTCGTTTATATTTTAACGGACGTATTATGATATATGACATTGATCTTGACGAAGCCAAAGTAGCAGCGCAGGCTGATTTTGAAAAAAGAGTGAAGGAGTGCTTGGAATGAAACAATTATATGTTTATCTAATGAAACAATTTATCCACCATTTGAGGATGATGCTTTATTGTCGAAGGCACAGGAGTATAAATTACGAATACTACAAGTACATGGTAATTGCTGATATTGAAATATTTTTCAGCCGATTCAGAAAAAGGTCGGATGATGAAATTCCGTTTTGAAATGAAAACAAAAGTAAAGTTATGAAACACAAAGTATTGTCAGTGAAACAGCCTTGGGCATATTTAATATGCTCCGGCATTAAGGATATAGAGAATCGTACATGGAAATGCCCGCAGAAGTACATCGGGGAAAGGGTGCTGATTCATGCGGGAGCACAATGGGATGGCAGGCACAGAAATATGGCGCATCTATTCACTATAAAGCAATGGGGTGCATTATCTCCCTCGATGCAAGTAGTAATGGCGCACGGTAATTTGCCCACCTCTGCCATTATCGGCTCAGTTCGATTTGTGGATTGTGTAGTCAACCATCCGAGTATTTGGGCGGAGAAAACAGATTTATTAGGACTTTCAGAAATAAACTATAAAATTTATAGTAGTGTGATAAATGTACCTCCGATAATCCACAACTGGGTACTCTCAAACCCAATACTCTTCGACAAGCCGATTTTGAACGTGAAAGGAAGGTTAAGTTTTTGGGATTACGATTTGCCTGAAGAATACGAAACAATTTTGAAGCTATGAGATACTTAATAACAACAAACATTCAACCGCCATTTCTTTCTGACCGATTTGACGCTGAAAACAATTTTAACGCAGAGGTCGGGATGGTGGTGTATGACCTTGCAAAAGGCGTTTATACTACTGATGGGGAGAAATGGAATGAAATTGAAGAAGATCATTTGTAAACAATTTTGAAGAGATGAAAAGGATTGACTTTCAGAAATTAATCAACAGAGAATACGGATTAACCGTCGAATTGTTCATGATAAACTGGATGCTGAAAACGGGCATTCCTTATTCCGAGAGAACAGGAAGATGGAATGTTGACGGGGT